GATCTTCGGTCAGGTCGAAGGTGAATTCTATCGTGCCGTGGTCAAGGTGACTGCCGACGGCGAGGCGGCATTCCTGGTCAGCATGACACGGTCGCGCGAAGACCAGCGCGAGAACCAGTCCAGGCGTCGCCAGCTGATCAGACCGGAAGAGAAATGATGTCAGCGGGGTGGGTACCCGAGCACTCCCACTTCACGCTCCACACCGAACGGCATGTGCTACGGCCTCAGGATTTTCACCGTGTCTCTCCGCTGACCCCTCTCATATAGCCCGGATGAGGCCGGATTTGAAGATGGCGCTCACAGGGCGGCTGTACCGCCCGAGTGGGGTCACCGTACCCGAAGAGCCCTCAACAGCGTTCCAGAGCGTTTTAATACCGTTCTAAAACCGGACTGAAGGGCTTCCTCCCGTGCCGACTGGACACGAAAGGGCCGCCCGGTCATTCTCGGGTCAGGCCTTGCATGACCGCCGATGCGGCAGGGGCGTTCCTGTAACGCCCTTACCGGCCCCGACCCCGAACAGCATTCTGACGTCCTGATCCCGGCGACCGGCCCCCGTGGCTGTTCGCCCAGAGCCCGGACGGTGACATGCTTCAAGGCCCGCTGCTGAATATCGAGATCGCTGCTGCCCAGGGTGCCGGTGCGACCGGCGCACCGGATGCGCCGACGTCGATCACGATCTGGCCAGGCCGGAACGAGGTCCAGCCCCAGGACGGGCGCGGCCCCTGGAAACTGGACGCGGCCGAGAGCGTCATCGCCGCCTCCCTGAAGGCAGGCTCCGGAAACGTCCTGCCTGTCGATATCGATCACGGCGTGCATGTGCCGGGTGCTGGCCGGACCAGCCGCGCCGTCGGCTGGATCTCTGCCATGAAGGTGGATGCCGCAAGCGGTGCCGTCACCGCCGACGTGGAATGGACGGAGGAAGGTCGCCAGCTGGTCACCAGCCGCGCCTACCGCTTCATCAGCCCGACCTTCTTCAGCGACAAGGCTGGCCGCGTTCGCCGGTTCCTGGGCGCTGCCCTGGTCAATTTCCCCGCCATCCCCGAACTGCCGAAAGTCGCCAGTGCCGTCGATCCGGTCACTGGCGCGACATCACCTCTGTCAGCCCAGGAGAATGCAATGACGGAAGAGGAACTGGCGAAGCTCCGCAAGGAACTTGGCCTGGACGACAAGGCGGACGGGGCGGCCATCGTCACCGCCGCCCAGAAGATCAGCGCGGCGCACGCCGGGCTGGTCACCGCCGCCGCGAAGGTCGCCAAGGCCGTCGGTCAGGAAGAACTGACCCTGGAGGCAGCCACCGGCATCGCCGCGAAGCTGAAGACCACCGGCGCAGATCCCGACCCGGCGAAGTACGTCCCGATCGGGATCGTCGAGGAGCTGAAGGTCGAGGTCGCCAGCCTGAAGCAGGCGAACACCGACGGCGCTGCCGCCAAAGCGGTCGATGAGGCCATCGAAGGCGGCAAGGTCATCCCGTCCCAGAAGGACTGGGCGCTGAACTATGCCCGCCAGGACATGGACGGGTTCCGGGACTACCTGGCGAAGACGCCGGTGATCCTGAGCGGCGGCCGCAGCGGTGTCACCACCGGCGACCTGCCCAAGGGAGCCGAGGGCCTGACCGATCTGGAACTGCAGACCTGCAAGGCCATGGGCCTGACGGTCGAGCAGTACAAGCAGGCGAAGGAGGACTGACGTGACCGCACTTACCGCAGACCGCAACACGGCGACGCGTGAGCCGAAGTTCCTGACCCTGCCGGTCAAGGCGGCCGTCAACTGCCGGGCCGGTGGCCTGGCCGTGCTGGACGGGGCCTACGTCAAGCCCGGCGTCACCGGCACCGGCCTGATCGCTGTCGGCCGCTTCGAGGCGGTTGCCGACAATACCAACGGCGCGAACGGGGCCATCAGCGTCACCGTCCGCACCGGCTGCTTCCGCTGGGCCAACTCGTCCGGCGGTGACGAGATCACGGCGGCGGAGATCGGCGATACCTGCTTCATCGTCGATGACCAGACGGTGGCGAAGACGTCCGACTCGGCCTCCCGCTCACCTGCCGGTGTGATCTTCGACGTCGATGCCCAGGGTGTCTGGGTGCTGATGCTGAACCAGCAGCTGGCGGCTCCGGGCGGGGCGCTGCTGGCCGCCAACAACCTCTCCGACGTGGCCACGGCCGCGACGGCGCGCGGCAACATCGGCGCGAACAAGACGTACCTGACCGTCGAGCTGGCGGACCTGTCCGGCACCGACGCCTATCACACCGTCGCGCCGGTCGCGGGCACCATTACCGGGATCCGCACGGTCATCGACGCGGCACTGACCACCGGTGACGCCACCGTCACGGCGGATATCGGCGGCACGCCGGTGACCGACGGCGCGGTGACCATCACGCAGTCCGGCAGCGCCGCCGGGGACACCGACACGGTGACGCCGTCTGCGGCGAACGCCGTGTCCGCCGGTGACGATATCGGCCTGACCATCGGCGGCACCAACGATGCCGCCGTGGCCGGTCGCGCCGTCATCGAAATCACCTTCTGAGGAGCGGCAGCACCATGATTGTCAATCAGACAAGCCTCCAGACCCTGTTTACCGGGTTCAAGGGGAACTTCCAGCGGGGCCTGGGCCAGCACAAGTCCCAGTGGGAACGGGTAGCAACCCGTGTCAATTCCACCACCCGTACCGAGGAATACGGCTGGCTCGGCAAGGTGCCGAACCTGCGTGAATGGCTGGGTGATCGTGTCGTGCATGCGCTCTCGCAGCACGGCTACTCGATCACCAACCGGAAGTTCGAACTGACCATCGGCGTCGATGTCGATGATATCAATGACGACCGGTACGGCATCTATGCCCCGATGTTCGAGGAGATGGGTCGGTCAACGGCGGCACATCCGGACAAGCTGGTTTGGGAGCTGCTGAAGGCCGGGTTCAGCACGACCTGTTACGATGGGCAATTCTTCTTTGATACCGATCATCCGGTCATTCCTGCGGATGGAGGAGAGCCGGTATCGGTTGCCAATACCGACGGTGGGTCGGGCACGCCCTGGTTCCTGATGGACACGACCCGGGCGCTGAAACCGCTGATCCACCAGGTGCGCGAGGAAGGTCCGTTCCGGCGGATCGACCAGCCGACCGACGAGGTGGTCTTCAACACCGACCAGTACGTCTACGGCGTCAAGCGCCGGAACAATGTCGGCTTCGGCTTCTGGCAGTTCGCCTGGGGCAGCAAGCAGACGCTGAACGCCACCACCTACGCGCTGGCGCGCCAGTCGCTGATGGAGATGAAGGGCGACCATGGCAACCCGCTCGGTCTGATGCCGAACCTGCTGGTGGTGCCGCCTTCCCTGGAGACCCAGGCCCTGACGCTGCTCAACGCGGAGAATGATGCCGCCGGGGCGACCAACATCTATCGGAACACAGCTGAGCTGCTGATGGTTCCGTGGCTGGCCTGAGGGAGGATCTGACCTTGAATACACCCGAGAAGAGCACGACCGCCGCCCCGTCTGGCGCGGACGAGTCGAAGACCGGGACGGATGCCGCGACGCCGCCCAAGGCAGCGGCGACGCCCCCGGCGAAGGCGACAGCCAATACCCCGGCGAAGAAGGCCCCGGCGAAGCCGAAGGCCGATCCGAAGCCTGAGGCAAAACCGGAGGTCGCGAAGGCCGAACCGAAGCCGAGAGCCGAGGCAAAGCCGCAGGCCACAGTGTCGGTCGGCCGGGTGCTGATGGTGTCGTCTGCCAGGGACGGATTCCGGCGCGCGGGCCGCGCCTGGAGCAAGCAGGAAACAGCCGTGCCGGAGGGCGATCTGACTGACGGGCAGGTCCAGGCGATCATGGAAGAGCCCATGCTCACCGCCTACTGGATCGGTGGCGACCGGGCGGCGATCTCTGCGGTGTCGGAAACGGTGCGGGCCAAGTTCGTGGTCCGGGCGAACGAAGACGGCAAGGTCGAGCTGGAGCCGGTGACGGGTGGCAACGCGGAGAACGAATCGTTCTTCGACTACACGCCCTGGGGAAAGCTGGAGATGGGGATCGTGAACCCGGCTGCAGCGGACTTCTTCACCGTCGGTCGCGAGGTCTATCTGAACTTCATGCCGACGGACTGAACGTCGGCTGAAGATCTGGCGCGGGGTGGCGCAGCGGTCAGCGCGAGTGGCTCATAACCACCAGGTCGCAGGTTCGAATCCTGCTCCCGCAACCATTACCCGAGAGGCCGGTCTGGTCCTGCTCGCGAGGCAGTCAGCACCCGTCGGGGGACGTCGAGAACGTAGGGGCGAAAGCCCACCGGTCGCAGCGCAAGACCCGCCTCACTCCGGACGAGGGAGTGGGGCGGGCACCTCTGAAGGTTGATCCATGTCCTATGTCACGAAACAGCAGATGATCGACCGGTTCGGCCAGGCCGAGATCGAGGCGCTGACCGATCGTGACGGGACCGCTGACGCCATCGTCGATGCGGTGCTGGACCCGGCGATCGGGCGCGCCGATGCGGAGATCAACGGTTACCTGGCCAGGGTCTACAGCCTGCCGCTGGCGACGGTGCCGGACGTGCTGACCGACTGGGCGGCGGATATCGCCCGCTGGCAGCTCTACACCGACCGGATCCCCGATCACGTCAAGGACCGCTACCAGGCCGTCATCGCGCGGCTGAAGGACGTGGCCGCCGGACGGATGGACCTGGGCGATCAGACCCCTGCCGACAGCCAGGTCTCGAACAGTGACACACCGCAGTTCAGTGGTCCGGACCGCGACTTCACCCGCCGCAGCATGACAGGACTCTGAGCGGCCATGGTCCAGCTTCGCTTTCATATCGAGGATGCCGCCGCACAGTCCGGACTGGCCGCCCTGGCACGGGCCAGCGGAGACATGACGGATCTGATGGACGATATCGGCCGCCGTCTGGTTTCCGACACCGACCGGCGCTTTGAAACCGAGACCGCGCCGGACGGCACGCCCTGGAAGCCGTCACGGCGGGCCATCGAGACCGGTGGCCAGACCCTGACCGACAAGGGACGGCTGCGCGATTCGAACTCGCACCAGGCCGGGCCGCGCAGCGTCGCGATCGGCACCAACCTGATCTATGCCGCCGTGCACCAGGCCGGGGCAACGATCCGTCCGACATCGGCGAAGGCGCTGAAGTTCCGGCTGCCGAACGGAGCCTGGGTGACGACGAAGGAAGTCACGATTCCGGCGCGGCCCTTCATCGGGATCTCCGACGAGGGCGCGGCGGCGATCGGCGAGCTGACCCTTGCATGGCTGGACGATGTGGCGCGCGGCAGCGGAGCGGGCCTGTGAAGATACTGCCCATCATCAGCTTCCTGCAGGGCTACAGCCCGGCGCTGTCCTACATCGACATCGGCGGTGCGGCGGACCTGGCGGCGGCGCTGGACAGCCACGCCCGGCCACCTGCCGCTTTCGTGCTGCCCTATTCCGAACGGCACACCGGCGGGCGGTCGGCAACCCACATCCAGCAGCGTGTCGCCAGCCAGTTCTCTGTCATCAGCCTGGTCAAGGAGGTCTCCGACCGGAAGGGCAAGGCCGCAGTGGACGCGGTGGACGCGGTCAGCGCGCCGCTGAAGCTGGCGCTGGCCACCTTTGTTCATCCGGACGCCGACGGTCCGGCCCTGCCGGTCAGTGGCGATCTGCGCGCGGTCAATGCCGGGCTGATCGTCTGGGAAGACCGGTTCGAATTCCACGGGGCCTGGACGGCCCCGGCAACCTGAGGAGACAGCCGTGAAACGAGAAGGCGGTCGCTACATCGTCGATCCGAAGTCGGGCAAGCCGAAGCTGGTCCAGCGGACGAAGCCTGCGCAGGCACCGGGTATGGAGGCACCGGTTTCCGGGTCACCCGACACGGTTCCGGCAGCCGCGCCGGTCGCGGCCCCGGCGAAGGCCGGCACATCAACAGGGAAGGATGACTGACCATGTCGACCTATGATTTCGCGCAGCATCTGGCGCTGGTGAAGGCCGAGAGCACCTATGGCACCGACCCCACCGTTGCCTTCGAGGATCTGGTCGTGCTTTCGGGTGCGCCGCAGCTGACGCCGCTGGCCGGAAACTGGCGCAGCCGGGAATATGCCGATGGTCTGGCCGGTGCCAAGGAAGAGGTGCTGGGATCCCCGCACGGTGTGCTGGCGTTGCCGGTCGAGCTGGCCGGTGCCTCCGCCGCCGGTGTCGCGCCGCAGTGGGCGGCCCTGCTGCTGGCCTGCGGCTTCGCCGAGACCATCGTCGCCGATACCTCCGTCACCTATGCGCCGGTGTCCGCGTCCTATTCCAGCTGCGCCGCCCAGGTGAACATCGATGGCGTGGACCAGGAGCATTTCGGGGTGCGGGGCAATGCGGTGCTGGAAGGCCGCGGCGGCGAGGTGCCGAAGCTGAACTTCGCGATGCTGGGGATCCGGCAGGCGGTCGCGGCTGTGACCCAGCCGTCCGGCACCCTGCCGACCGTGGTCCGGGGCAAGGAGGTCAGTGGTGTTAACACGACGGTGACCCTGGCCGGGACGGCGCTGTGCGTCAGCGACTTCCAGATCGATCTCGGCCGGTCGCCGGTGTTCGACGATATCGCCGGGTGCCGGGAAGTGCGGGTGAACAGCCGGGCCATGTCCGGCCGCATGACGGTCGATCTGCCGACCATCGCGACGAAGAACCTGATCGAGGAGGCGCTGGCCTATACCCGCCAGGCCCTGGTGCTGACCCATGGCGTCGGCGCGTCCGCCGGACAGGTCATCACCATCACCGCGCCGAAGGTGCAGATGAAGCCGGGGCAGCTGGCCAATCGCAATGGCGTGCTGTCGCTGCCGATCGACCTGGTGATCACGCCCGACAGCGGTGACGACGAGATCTCGATCGCCATCACCTGAGCCACTTCCACGCGCCCCAACTGACAAGGGAGACAGACGTCCATGCTGACGATCCGGAAACAGGAAACCTTCGACTGGCCGGTGCCGGTACAGCGCCCGCGTGCCGACGGAAAGTTCGACACGCACGTCTTCACCGCGACCTTCAAGGCGGTACCGAGCAGCAGCTTCAAGGATCTGATGGACGCCCAGGACGATGCGGTGGTGCTGCAGACCGCCTGGGTCGGATGGAGCGACATCAACGACGAGCACGGCAATCCGCTGCCCTACAGCGAGGACGCGCGCGAGATGCTGATGGAGGACCTGGCGATCCGCCGCGCAACGGCCCGTGCGTTCGCCGAAGCCATGACCGGTCAGGAGTACCGGAGAAAAAACTGAGGGCGCTCGGGCGATGGTGGATCAAGGGGAACGCGCCGGATCCGGAAGGGTCACCAGCCGGGAAACAACTGGCCAGCTGGGGTGTCTCTCCGGAGGAGCAGGAACGGTTCCTTGCCACGCTCGGGCCGCCACCCGACACGGGCCTGGAGCTGCTGCCGTCCTGCGTAGAGGCGCTGAACCTCTGGGGTCTGGTGTGCGGCCAGTGGCGCATGGCGGCACAACCGGTTCCGGCCGGGCTGGGCAT